ATGTCTTTTAATTCTGGCTGTAAACTGCTAACATTAGACGTTATTGCATCTATATCGTAGCCGAAGTATCTTTCTAGGGCAGAAGTGTACCTACGTATTGCAGGCATAACTGTTTCTAAGTAAAATAATCTTAAATTGGGCGATATATTTGCGTTATTTCCACCGTCTAAAAGAATAGGAGGGACTCCGATTGCTTTTAAGATTTTTGAATCATGAGACTTAATAGAAGTATCAAAATCCATTTCTTGGAAACTAGTGTTTAATAGATTAGAAGGTTTTAGTCCACTATCCAGAATCATAGGACGCTTGGCCCCATTTTTTGGATTATATTTTGCAGTCCAGTTTTGTATAGTTTTCTCTTTTGCTTGTGCACTAAGTGTATTTTCACTTGTTAGCACTATTCCTGGTATTGCTCCATTTTCAAAAAAGGAGTCTTGGAAATTTTGCATTTTATACATAATCTGCATAGATCTAGAGCAAGACTCTAATCTACTAGATCCACGATATATGGACTCACTATTTAAGTCTTTAATATGTATAATTTCTGTTGGTTTAAAAGTTATAGAATTATTATAAGTATAACTTTTTATAAAGGTTTTTTCGTCTGGTTGTATCTGTACATTAGTAGCTGGTAAGTGATAGAGGTGTGCTCCATCATAATACATAAATATATTACCATCAAGAACTAAATCTGAAAATATAGCTGTTCTAAATTCTTGAGCTGACTGAAATGGGTTAGGGTTGTAATTTAATAAATTTAATAGTGTCTTTTGTCTAATTCCTGATACTACATCAGTGCTTAGTTTGTTCTTAACATCATAATCTAAACTAGCGCAAGCACTAACTAACATGCTAGTACCTCTATTAACTGCTTCTAGTTTTTGAAAGGCAACTCTGTAGCTGAAAGCAGCTGCTGAGCCAATGTTTACGCCTTGTTCTCTTCGAATAATTTCTTGTGCGGGGTTTAGCTTTTCTCTAACCCAGCTACCTAGATTATTATACCATGCCATATTTTGTTACCTTATGTAAAGGCGCCAAAAAACGAACCTGTAGTAATTTTAGTAGTGACTTCTTTACCTTGATGTTTATCCCTTTGTATATCAACCCATCGAACTTGACGTTCAACAGAGTTAGGTAGGGGGGCTTTACCAAATATCTTATGTAAGTTAACATGATGCCTATTACACAAAGTTCTTACTAGCTCATAAAGCTCAATTCGATGCTCTGCTATAAACTCGTCTCTTACTGCCAATATTCCATCGTCAGTAGAAATATCATACTGCTTTACTCTAGCCCAATTTTCGAGCAAGATTGTAATAGAGTGAAAGTGATGCAGTTCTAAATCTTGATCAGTACCACACACATAGCAGTGGTCCTGCTTTTGATAAGCTGCTTTAGCTTTATCTCTAACGTGTTTAACCGGGATACGTTTGTTACCAGTATTTTTTGCCATAAATTTATTATGTACCTTTTAATTGCTCCTATTATAGCATGATAGGAAGTATAAGTCAATATATAAATTTTTATTCCTAGATAGCTAAAAGTTCATTTATATCGTAGAGTTTCTTCATGTATTGTGAAGGCTTATCTAATACTGAGCTCTCTAAATCACCTTGTCTACGTGGACCTGATAGTACTTCAAAATTACAGCTATTAGTAAATTGAAATTGATCAACTATTTCCTTAACTGTATATCCATGTCCGTGCCCTAAATTCTCTATGGCATTAGCCGGTGTCTCAATGGCTAGTGCTATTGCCTTGCATATCTCGTCGACATGTACATAGTCACGTACAGCGGTACCGTCTTTAGTATTGTAATCAGTGCCATAAATAGTAAATTTACCAGTCTGTTTAGCTTTAACTAATTGTGACATTAATCCGTCTGGGTTTGTAGATGCAAAACCAGAAGTGCCTATAACATTATAGAATCTAAATATAGTGTAATCTTTAGGGGCTAATTGCTCTATGCACTGTTCGGCTGCTAATTTACTAATTGCATAAGGGCTCTCACAAGCAGGAGCACAACCAGTACTAGCAAATATAAAATTATCGTGAGGTATACCTAATACTCTAACTGTACCCATAGTATTAGTAGTGTAGTATTCATAAGGAGAGCGTTTAGACTCACCTACTTGTACTAGTGCTGCTAAATGTACTATACAGTCAAACTTAGTAAAATACCCAGTTAGTCTAAGATCAATGTCTAGTTGATAATGATTATATAAACTATATTCAGGTAAGTTAAGATCTAAGCCATAAACTTCATATCCAGATTCATTTAACATCCTAGATAAGTGGGAACCTATATATCCTGAGTTTCCTGTTACTAATATTTTTTTCATCTAGTTATTCGTAAAGTTGTATCCATGTCTGTGACTTCGGTAATTTCATAAAAACCTAGCTTTACAAACTCTTGTGCAAGGATATCTAGAAACGGTTTATTTCCCAAAACTTCTTGATTTTCAAATTTAATTTCTTCAATGTACATACCCTCCTTGACCATTTCTAGTACAGTGGGTAGTATGAAAGTTTCGTGACCTTCAGTATCAATTTTAAGTTTATTGATTTCAGTTATTTGATATCGAGTACATAACTCTCTGAAAGTTATTACTTCAACTTCAGCTTTATTAACTAAATTAAGAGGTAAGTTTCTTTGCTGTAATAAATGATCCACAGTAGGATGCCTATTACCTATAGAGTTACATCCACGAGTCCAGCTAGGTAAATCAAATAAGTGTATACTAACGTCAGGTAAGTAGTATATAGGCACACGGCCTGATGCAGCTGAAATAGCTACATTGGCCTTAGTTTGAAGTTCACGATTTGAAATTCTATCTAGGTAGTATTGAACTGGCTCTACTAACAACACTCTTTCCCCAGGCTGGGCAATATCGTGTGCTGTATCAAAGTCACAGGTTCCTATGTCAACGTAATCATACCTCATCTTTGACTCTTTCAAAGTATAATAGATTCTGAGTAAACCATCCCATATGATAACCGTTACGCATATCTAATATTAATTGACCTTCACGCTCTTGATTACGACGTAAACCTGCTGCAGTCAGTAGGTCCGCCCAGTCTTGTTTATCTTTACAATTTATATGACCTATACCACCTTGACCAACGGCTGCTGCAGTCCAGATTAAAGTATCTTTAACTGTTTGCACTACTTTAGCTACTACTTCTTCTTCACGTTCTTGTTCAATATGTTCAGCTACTTCCATACATACTACTACATTTGCTGACTCTTCTTCAATATCAAATAAACTCTTATACTCAAGATAAGGTTTACCATGTACACGATCATCAATATCTAATCCGCGTGCATCTATGCCTTCTGAACGAAATGAGTTAACAAAATGTCCTGGCCCACAACCAATATCAAGTAGTGTTGCAGGGTTTAACTCTTTTTTAATCCAAGTAGCTAAACGATCTGCAAAAGGCTTTTCTTCTGCGTGCATATGATTAAAGTTTAAACGCTCGGGATATTGTGGAACGTCACGCTTTAACCAAGCTAAATCTTGACGATCATATTTACGCTCATACCAACCTTTGTTAGTGTAAACGTTCATGATCTCTTCAAAAAACTCCTCATACATAGGAGCTACCTTTTCCAGCGAGAAGTTTTCAGCCCATTGTCTACAGGCTTTAGGATCAATACGATCAATATTTTGAGCAGCCCACACAAAGTGATCAAAGGTACGGCAGCGATAGCCTGTTTTACCGTGAAGATTATTCTCAGCAAACGAACCCCAGTCAGTTGTAATTGTAGGAGTACCTGAAAATAACAGCTCCATCTGTACACCACCAAAAGGCTCAATATACATTGAAGGAACAAAAGCACCTTTTGCACCTGCCATCAATTCACGACGTTTAGCTTGATCAGCATACCCAACAAATTCTACGTGTTCTGGAAAGGTTAGGTTTTCTGGATTTTGTCCAGCTATAATTAATTTAGCTCCGATTGCTTGTGTGGCTTGTACAGCAATATGAACACCTTTACCCTCGTATACACGACCTAAGAATAGGAAGTAGTCTGACTTCTTTTCTCTGAACTCAAAGTCATCAGGATCAAAGTAGTTTGGAATTACACAATCATACCAGTCTTGTTTACAAGTTGCTACTGAATTAAGTCCATAGTATGCGTGATAGATAGCATAAGATTCAAAAATCTTCCAACGTGCCCAATGTCCACTAGCATAGCCAATTCCTGGCTCTACTACAATCATGTCTGAGTGTGCGTCACATATAGGGCGAACTCCTGATCCCCAGAAAGGCAGTAAGAAATCTAATGGTTTTTTACGCACGGCAATTTCTTGAATGGCATTTTTAAAAAACGTCTGATAAGCATGATCATTCATGTCAAACTTAAAGAAGTTTTTACGCCAGTCATGAGTACCATACGATTTATCTAAGTCTTCGTTAGTGATTACAGTTACGTGCTCGTCACAGTCTAACTGCGAATCTTCGTGTCCGTAATGGGTGATGTGATGCCCGCGAGCACGCATCATTTTTGCAAACTTTAAAACCTTTTGTGTATAGGCACAGGCCACATAGTCTTTATTTGTAACTGTATGTGGAAGTCCTAGAATATGGAAACGAAATTTCATTTTTATAGTTGGTTAGGTTTAAAAACTAGCGGTGATCAGCCGCCAGTGGTGAAAGTATAAATTGCATAACGTGTAGCGTCAGCACAGTGAGAAGCCATACCATGTTCTGGTCGCTCTTTAAGCAGATTAGTTTTATGATCCCAGCGATATTCATTAAACAT